AGGTGAGATTTTTGGTAAGCCGACAGTGCCACAAATTAAGCAAGCTATTTCTAATCTGAAGGCTAGGGGAAAAACTAAAGAAGCAAGAAAACTGGATGCAAAGTTAGAAGAAAATCGTATTAGAGCAGGTGACTTAGCCATAGGCGAGTCTGGTGTAGGACCACGTAGAGGTTCACGTGGTATGTCTAGTGGTATTAGTGCCGAAGACCGTGCTAGTATTGCTGACCCTATTAACAAACTTTCTAAAGGTGGTTATACGAAAAAGAACAAAGGTTCTATGGACTATCGCAAAGGTGGGTTGTTAATGTCTAGTGTTGATAACAGAAAGAAAAGATAATGGCTGATAAAATGACAAAGAAAGAAATGAATGCGTATTATAAAAAGGAAGGCAAGTATCACGAAAGTGACCCACGCCATCCTATGAACAAGGAACGTACTGGACCATCCGTAATGATTGCGGTAGGTGTTAAGCCACCTAAGAAAAAGCCAGCAGAGCCAAAGAAAAAAGAGAAAATGGCATATGGTGGCATGGCTGGTGGAAAGAAGCACATGTACGTTGCTGGTGGTAGTGTAACAGATAACCCCGGACTGAAGGCATTGAAGAAAGCTAGTCCTGAAGCATATAATAAGATTACAGGTAAAGCATAGCACATGAATAATAATAATATAAAAAAACTAAAGACTGTAGCAGGTAAATTAAAAAAGGCTTCAAAGGCTCATGCTAAACAATCTAAGATTATATCAAAGGTAGTTACAAATGCCAAATCCAAGAGTGCCAAGAAAAAAAGGGCAACCAGCTAAAAGTAAAAAACACAGTGACCTGTACACAGATGAAGACCCAAAAGGTACTATTAAGGGTTTGAAATTTACTACAGTTAAAGATGCAGAAGCATCTGTACGCAAGATAAAAGCATCTAGTAGAAGTCACAATCATAAAACGCAAGCTGCTATAGCTATGGAGCAACGGGCTAGAGTTGCAGGTAAAGTAGCAGCAGCAAATGTATACAGACGTTTTATAGAAACACAGAAGAAGAAAACACGTGCATCCAGTAGAAGCTGATATACGCAAATGGTCTAACGAGTTTCTTGAAGTACCAAATGCAAAGTTAAATGGTCTACCGCCATGCCCATACGCGAAACAGGCATGGCTAGAGAATCAAGTTAAGTTCAGCATTAACACAGGGCTAGATGGACTAGCTAACTGTGTAAAAGAGTTTGAGTCCCATGATTATGATATAGTTGTGTGGGCTTCGGAAGAATTGCCAGACATGGAATACCTAGACGGTTTATGTGATGGCATGAATGAAGCATTATCAATTGCTGGCATTGATATGCACTTGATGGTGTTTCACCCAGACTATGACGCAACAGAAGCAGGTCTGGATTTTTTAGATGACGATGTAACAGATGAAGAGTTGGTCTATTGCATGGTCTTTGTGCAGAGGTTGTCATTACTTGATGATGCTTCTGTAAGTTTAGAGAAGTCAGGATATTATGCGCACTTTCCTGATGACGTTTATCAAAGCCTAGTTATAGATAGAAGGAGACTCCGACATGGCAATGGGTAAAGCAAAGATGGCTAAAAAGAAAATGATGCGAGGCGGCATGGCAAAGAAGAAGATGCGTGGCGGTGGCATGGCTAAAATGGCTAAGAAAAAGATGATGCGCGGTGGCATGGCTAAGAAGAAGAAGTAATGCCATATGTCGCTGATTCGTCAATACATGGACATGGTGTGTTCGCAGATAAGGGTTATTCAGTCGGAGATACGATTGAGTTATGCCCTTATCTCGTCACAGACGATGATGATGTGGGAGAAGATAGTGTCTTACATGACTACATGTTTAAATCGCCTAACGAAGATGTTGAAGAGTATTTGGTTCCGCTTGGTCTTGCTATGGTCTACAATCATAGCCAAAGTCCAAATGCTGAGTGGGAAGTTGATGAAGAAGATAATCGCTTTGTACGCTTCTATGCCTTGGAAGAAATAGAACAAGGTGATGAGATATGCCACGACTATGGCGTAGAGTATTGGGAGAGTAGAGATGGTTAATACAAAATTTCGTAAGAAACTAAACTATTATCTGGCAATGGCTTTATTATATTCTAGTAGGCCGTTTAGTTCTATTAGTAATTGGTTATGGCGATTACACCGTACTGTACTAGATTGGAATAAGTAAATGCCAATTACTAATAACGGCTCTAAGTTTGTAACTCATATTACAGATTTAGACTCGACTAACAAAACAAATCTTTATACAGTACCAGCAAACTTCTCATCTCATCTTGAGAACTTAATGGTTAGCAATAATCATACAGGTAACATAACACTAAGTTTGTTTTTGTTTACAGCTTTAGATACAACTGAGCATACTATTCTTACTACATTTAATGTAGCAGGTGGTTCATACGAATCTATATTTACAGTAGAACGTCCAATGTTTTTACATGCTGGTGATATTATTAAAGCTACAGCAGGTACTGCTGATAAGCTGCAAGTATTGATTGCCGCAGAAGAACATTTTGACCCAGCAAGATAGGAGACAGGAGATGCCCCGTGTCACTAAAAAACCCGCCGTTAAAAAGAAAGCCACACAAGTTAGAGCGAAAGCGAAACAAACTGGAACGCTTAAACTTTCAACGGGCGGTCAAGCGAAGAGCAAAAGTAGAGTTAATGAAGCTGGCAACTATACTAAGCCCGGAATGAGAAAGCGTCAGTTCGCACGTATCAAAGCTGGCAGTAAGGGTGGTAATCCCGGACAGTGGTCAGCACGTAAAGCACAGATGTTAGCTAGTGCTTACAAGAAAGCTGGTGGGGGCTACAAGTCGTAATGGAATGCTTCACGTCTTCTTGCTCGTCATCTATATTGGTACTGGAGAAAATCGTTACCTCGCTAGTGGAGATATGTATTTCGCATCTATTACCACCTGCAATTTTTACGCAGCCCAGTCAGCCAAACGTTACGGAAGCTACCGCTATATGGATTGGTTGGACGCAAGAGACCGTGTTACCGCATATTGCATACCTAAGTATATAAAAAAAGGCATAGTAGAGGTGTATTAAAATGTTAGCAGAATTAGCCGCTGCTAACGCAGCCTTCGGGGTAATCAGGCAAGCTGTCAGTCACGGGCGTGATTTAGCTACTGTCGGTAGTCAAATTGCTAAGTTTGTGGATGGCAAAGAGGGGTTACAAAGAAAAGTAATTAAGAAAAAGAATAGCCCATTTTATGCTGGTGGTGACTTTGAAGAATTTATGGCGTTAGAAGCTATACAGGAAAAAGAAAAAGAATTAAAGCAGATTATGTTATATGTAGGTCGTCCGGGTTTGTGGAACGACTGGCAAAGATTTCAAGCTGAAGCACGTAAGGCAAGACAGGCGGCTGAAGAAGCTGCACGAAAACGTAAACAACAAATACTTGAGATTACACTATTGTCTATTGCAGGAATTATAGGCGTAGGTATTTTAGCATTACTATTGTACTTTGGTATGAAACGTAGAGGAATGTTTTAGTATGGCTTTTTCAAAGTCTCAAAAATCATTAAAGTCATGGACAAAACAGAAGTGGCGCACAAAGAGTGGCAAGCCATCCGCTAAGACAGGTGAAAGGTATTTGCCTGAAAAAGCAATAAAGTCCTTGACAAGTGCAGAGTATTCTGCTACAACTAAGGCGAAGAGAGAAGGTACACGTGCAGGAAAACAATTTGTACGACAGCCGAAGCGCATTGCAAAGAAGACTGCACAGTTTCGCAGAGGAACTTAATGTAAAGTTATTGCGCGAAGAGTTTCCTGAACTGGAGACACGTCTTGAGATATTGCAATACGAGATAGGACAGAGATATGCTACAATCGCTCATAGGGCCAGTAACGGGTCTACTTGATAAGTTTATTGAAGACAAAGACCAGAAGGCAATGCTTGCACACGAGTTAGCTACAATGGCTGACAAACAAGCTAATAGCATTGCACTGGCGCAGATAGAAGTGAACAAGATGGAAGCTGCTTCAGGCTCTATCTTTAAAGGCGGATGGAGACCCTTCATTGGATGGGTGTGCGGTATAGCGTTTGCATATCACTTTGTTTTACAGCCGCTGATTATCTTCGGTGTCAGTGTTGCTGGCATAGATGTTCCAGAACTACCAGAGTTTGACATGTCAACACTGCTTACGGTTCTTGGTGGACTACTTGGATTGGGAACATTACGCACTTATGAAAAATCAAAAGGCTTATCTAAGTGAGTGCAAAACAAATACTAGAGTGGAGAATACTTCCACGATTTATGATGCTAATAATGACCTTGATGAGTTGGCGTTGTGCGGAGTGGTTTATGAACTTGGAAGACCCGACAGCACCACAGTCAGCCTTTGTCAGCGTTGTAATGGGAGCCATGACAGGTGCATTTGGAATTTGGATGGGCAATGAAGGAAAGTTAAAATCGTGAAGTACAACAAGAGTATACTTATTCAAAAACTAATTGACCATGAAGGTTTAGTATTGCAGGTTTATCAAGATACACTTGGCATTGATACTATTGGTATCGGTAGAAACTTGGAAGACCGTGGCATTACAGACAGTGAACTTGAAGATATGGGCATCACTTTGGACCATGTATATGAGTTTGGTATTACAGAGGCTGATGCTATTCTTCTTGCAGAGAATGACGTAGAGATTGTCGAAGATGAACTGTTACGTGCGCACCCTTGCGTAGACGGGTTAGACGCTGTACGTCAACTTGTACTTATAGATATGGCATTTAATATGGGAGTGCCACGTCTAAAGAAGTTTAAAAAAATGTGGGCGGCTATACATGCTGATGATTTTACTGTAGCATCAAAAGAAATGCTTGACAGCAGGTGGGCAAATCAGGTAAAATCACGTAGTACAAAATTAGCCCATGCCATGTATAGTGGAGAAATGAATGGCTAGAGAATTAAATGAAAAGCAACAATTGTTTTTAGAAGTCTTGTTTGATGAGGCTGCTGGTGATATGGTTGCTGCTAAGAAACTTGCTGGATATTCAGACGGCACTCCTACTACATCAATCATCAAAGGTTTAAAAGAAGAGATTCTTGAAGCCACTCAAATGTATATGGCACGTAATGCACCAAAGGCTGTACTTGCAATGACAGGTGCGCTTTATGACCCAACTGAACTTGGCATTCGTGATAAGATGTCTGCCGCCAAAGAACTGCTGGATAGAGTAGGCTTGGTAAAGACAGAGAAGATGGAAGTTAAAGCAAGTGGCGGTGTTATGCTGATGCCGCCTAAAGCAGTTGTAGAAGAGGATAACGACTAATGGGAAGTAAAAATGAAAGAGATACATATGCTGGTAAAAAAGCTGACCACA